TATCTATGCCACCGCCTGTTGCTGTTGCTGGCGATGTAGTACCCATGCCAATCTGATTTGTGCTAGCATCTACAAACAGCGTACCGCTATCAAAGTTGTAATCGCCGTTAGTCTGTTTCTCAGGAATGCCGATAGTCTGCTGGGCTTTGCCTTGAAAAACGACATAAAAATCATCAGTCGCGGCAATAGTTCCGGTCATAGTCAACGCCGTGCCAGCCGTAGTGTAAGCTACAGTCGGCTCCTGACGGACATTGTTTACGAAAACCTCGATTTCATTCTCGTTACCTACAGGGTAATCAAGAGTAAAACTCGTGCCTGACCCACCAGTCAGGTCTTGGTAACTTATCTGTGAGTAGGCTTCCGCCGGAACATTCCCCAAATATGGCATCAGGTGATCTCCAGAATACTCATCACGGCGTCCACAGAACTAGCTGTGTCCGACTTGACCTTAATACTGTCGTTAGTCTCAAGCACCACCTTCTGGTCGCCACCAATCAAGGCCAACGAGCCGCCGCTAGGAATAGGTGCCTGATAAATCAGATATGTGTCGTTGGAGCCGTCATTCAGCGTGACATCAACCAAAACCTGACTTGCCGTCCGGTTGGCTACGTCCAAGCCAATGATGGTAACCTCTGTCGAGGCTCCTACCGTATATGAACCCACAGCAGTAAGCGAGGTGCCGATACTGCGGGATAATTTGCGTTTGAAACTATTCGCCATCGTTTACCCCAATGCTATTGCCAATGCGACCGCTGTGCCTGCTTGGTCAACATCTAAGTTTGTACGAGCGGCGGCGGCGGTGCTGGCACCCGTGCCGCCATCAGTAACTGCTAAATCAGTTATACCAGAAATTGAACCGCCTGTAATCGTAATGTTTGAGAAGGCCAATAAGCCCCCAGCATCGACTACCGCGCCCGTTCCACCGGCTCCGTCTGTATATACAATCGCAGAAGTGCCGTTTGCTACAGTGACATTGCCGCCAGAGCCTTGCGTAAGCGTAATATCGCGTGACCCGGACAAGCCGTTTTGAATAAGCCAGAAAGCGGATACCGTATTCGGGGCAATAGTTACTGTTACTGTGCCGCCCAAATCTCCGCCATCAACAAACTTAATGGCGCGGTACATACCATCTTCAAGGTTACTGCCCGCCTGTGTAGGAGAGGCTGGGCGTACCTGAAGCGTTTCTGTCGTGCTAGTTAGCGTAATCGCTTTATAACCGGCTAGACGATCAAAAATATCGAAATTATAATTAGCCGTAGTACCCCAAGTGCCCGACTGTTCACCAGTGGCTGGCTGCTCTATGGCAAAGTTGGTAGTAAATACACTTGGCATCTAAGTCTCCTATGCGGCAATATTAGTCCAGTTTGGCGTCTGTGACGGGGTCGTGTTAGTCCAATTTGGTGTTTGTGATGGACCGACGGGTCCCCAACTTGGCGTTTGACTCGGTATAATCTGACTCCAAATGAATACATTGCCTATTTGTCCAGCCGCAGATACCCCACTTAGGGCCACATTAGCATCCGCCGCTACCGTTACATTACCAAGATTTGCAGTTACTTGCAATCCTGTAACAGGGACATCGACTCTGATGCCAACGTCCACGGTGCCAAGCTGAGCAGTAGCGGCTATGCCGGTGACAGCAACATCGGCATTTGCTTTTACGGTTACGGCTTGGACAAACCCGTCCGCAGAGACACCGGTTACACCAAAGTTGGCGTCCGCAGACACCGTTACAGAGCCTACGCCGCCTGTTGCAGAAAGGCCACTAGCTGGGACGTTAGCGTCACCTGTTACAGTGACAGAGCCCTCTGATACCGTTGCGGCAACGCCTGTAACCGCTACATCGGCATTCGCTTGGACTACAACGCTGCCAAGCCCCATTGTGCCCTGAAGGCCGGTAACCGGAGCATTTGCGTCCGCAGTTACCGTGACAGAGCCAACTTGACCGGTGCTAGAAACGCCTGTAACCGCCACATTGGCATCCGCCACGACGGTTACAGTGCCTAGTCCAGTGGTTCCCGCTTCCCCGGTTACAGCAACATTTGCATCAGCGGAGACTGTAACGCTGCCTACATTTCCTGTCGCCTGTAGCCCGGTTGTGGGTACATTGGCTTCCGCTACAACGCTAACACTACCTATGGCTCCGGTGGCTGAGACACCGGTAAGCTCAACGGGGATGGCTTCACCCCACGCTCCACTTGACCATGTACCCCGGCCCCAACCGGTAATGTTAGCCATAACGGACTCCGTTAGGCTATGCGGATGATAGCGTTAGAAGCGTCCGCAGTTGGGAACTGAACAGTGAAATCACCAGCAGTAGAGGTCTTGTCGCCGCCAAAATCCAGAACACAAACAGCATCTGTGGTGCCTGTGCCACCGCCAGTAGTTGTGTTGTAGATAATTGCGCCACGAGCCGTAATAGTGGCCGTAGTCCAAGTCTCATCGGCAAAATCAGTAAATGCTGTCGTACCGCTGGTAGTTGGGTTCACTTGTGTCAACTGCTGGCCAGCCGCTGTATAACCGGTTCCGGATACCTCATTAGTAGCCGAATAATCGGTTGTAGTAGCGTCCAGCGTAGCTGAGCTTGTGTACAGAGCCATATAGAAGGTATGACCCGTAGTACGGAAATCGTGCTGGCCCTCAAGCAGTTCCTGCTTGAAAGATGTGCACATTGCTTGAGTAATAGCCATGTTACAGTCTCCTTATTACGTCGGCTAGTTCAGGATGTCCTGCATCCTTTAGAGCGTTATATACCGTAGTTCTGTCACTACGGATAGCCTCTCTCATGTAAAAGGCCACTACCTTCTCAATGTGCTTTTTGAAAGCATTGGCCTGATCGCGGATGCCGGGATGCGCGGTATCCGAAACTGAAATAATCTTTGCGACACACCGCTCAGCCACCTCATCCGGCGTAAAACCACGGTTTTCCGTAGTATGCACCGTTACAAACGGCTCCTGTGGCATATCTAACTTAAAGCTAAACATTAAATTTTCTCCCGAATAACAAGGCCAGTACGGTATGCGTCCGTATCTTCAATAGCCTCACCATAGTTTTTAAGGCGTCCAATCGACTCTTGGAACTGCATCATGTAATTCTGGATAATGTCCTGTTCGCCCTTCATGTAAGTGTAGGCCTCGACTAGGGAGCCATACAGCATAGCAAGCGGCGCATTAACACTAAGCCACGTTGTGCCACCACCGGCACCTGCTGTCAGGCTGGCTGGGCGGTAGTAATAATGCAATTCCGCAGTCAACGCCGCGCTAGGGGTCGGGGCAATGATAAAGTTAGATACGTCAAAATAGCCGTAATACCTAGGTGTACCCGTAGCTGTCGGGTCTGGATACGCAGTCTGCAAGAAATTTACGTCTTTGTAGTCTAAAAACACGTTGTCCCCGCCTGCGGTAATCACAGACAAGGAATACGGAGCTAAGAAATCAGACGGACAATTCAAAAACTTATTGCCGATAGTTAAACTACCGGTTTGATTGCGGCGGAAAAAGTTAAGCTGGACACTCTTGAAGATGCGCTCTTCCGCGCCACGGATGAAGATGTTCAGGTTGTTGACGAAAGTCGTCTCCTGATTTTCCGTATAATCTTTAATTGCATCCTGCAATTCAGTCAGAGTAAAGCTCATACTACCACCGTTACGCGGCCTACGGAGCCAATTAGCCTCGTATCCACGCCTCTATCTGGGAAACCGCCGCCGCCCACTGGTACAACCAGCGGCTCAATACGGTCAGGTCTCGCGTCCTTCAGGGCCTGTGCATCCACAACCTTGGGAAAAGGCTCTAATTGCGGATGTTTTGGCTCATATTCATCCTTGCCGACCAGTAATCCGTTCCATTCCCGACGCATATCCTTATACCGATACCGTAGTCCGGAGCGGTCAGAAATAGCATACGAGTCTTTTCCTGTGGCAAATCTGGCCATTTCTAAACCCTAAAATACTCATATTGAGGGGTTACGTTGAAAGACGCACGATCCCGGTCTTCCGCCATTGCCCGCTCAAATTCTTCCTCATACATTGCCTTCAATAGCTGTGCTCGGTTAGGAGCCCGTTTAATTGAGATGTAATACGCCAATCCCGCCGCTAAACACGGATACAGACGGAAAGGCACTTCCATCGTATTTGTGTAATCGTCCGCGTCATCCATTCTGGTCAAAGCATCGTAATAAACTACATCCGTGCTATTATCCGGCACCGGCCAAAGTTTCAGTTCTGGCGTAATTTGCCGATCCAAGAAAAACTGCGTAGGACGCCCCTCAGTGGACTTTGTCGGGATAGATAGGTAACTATCCCGGCTGATACGCTCAAGCGCGTAGTCGGTGCCGCTACGGCGAACTACGACCGATAGAATATCAATGACATCCCCACTTAGCGTATAATTGCCTGTGCCAGAGGTCATTGCCTGTGTTCTTTGCGTAATTGTCCACTGATTGAGGCCGCGGTTAGCCCATTCCGCAAGCATCAAATTCAGAGAACGACGAGCGGTTTTAAGGTCGTAACCAGTACGAACCTCAAGCCCACAACGCTCAAATGCCTCTTCGACATAGTCGGCGACATCTAGCTCAAAATTTCTGCTTCCGGACGTTGCCATTTTACTTCTTCTTTACCATGCCGCCTGACCGCATTTTCTTTACCATGCCGCCGCCGCGCATCTTTTTAACCATACCACCGCCGCGCATCTTTTTGATTGCGCCGCCTTTTTTCATCTTACGTGGTTTCATCGCCATTTTTCAGTCTCCTATATAGCTCTGCGCGTTTGTGGAAGATTTCTTCTGCGTCATACTCTTCCAGATAGTTGTCATAATAGCCTTTTTTAGCCAGTTTGTCTGCTGATTCCTGCACCTTGGACAAACGCTGGACAAAAACCATTGCATATTCGTCCTCAACCATCTGCATAAAGCTCTGGTCGTCTATAAAATCATTGGCCTCATCGTGAGGATGGAAGCCCATTACCCATATATCGCGGTCAAGAAAAATACCGTCTGATATTGCGCCGTTTAACCCGTCCAAAAAGTGATGAAACCGGTCTGGGTCTTTTTCAAAAGCCAAATCAACAATAATCACGAGGTCTAGTTCGTCTACCCATTGTGATATGGTGCTGTATAACGCCTGAGAGCTATCCTCATACTTAAATAAAATAGCTACTTTTTGCTCTTCCCACGCCTTTTGAGCGTAGGGGCAAGGTGGCAACCCGTTGTAATACGGGTTTGGTTTCTGTAAAGTGTGGCTAGACCATGCCATGATTTCATCGCATATCTCCCGCTCCTTGCCCGTATTGAAGAACATCATATTCATGCTTGCGATACCGACCCTTTTGTGCGCTTACGGCGGTTATTCATAACAGCCCCACAGCCCCGCGCAACCGCTGTTCCGGGGATACTACTGCCCCGAAAAGGCCTTTTTGCGCTTGTTTCATATCCCGCAACGCCGCCAGCCGCCATTTTCTTTACTTTGGCAGCCTTAGTGTTTGCCACAACCTGCTTTCCTTTAGCTCCCTCACGCTTCTTTTTACGCGCTGTTGCAGCGCGTTCAGCTTTTGTAAGACTTTGAGCTTTACGTCGAGGCAAACAACGATCAGGGTTACTCTTATTCTTTGAAGTACCGCACGGCCCCGCGATATTGCCGCTGCTATCAATTCTGACCCACTCCTCATCGACCCACTCCTGTAATTTTCCCATTATTTGCCCTTCCTTTTGCCACCTTTAGACTTTTTGGCATAATTAGGGTCTTTACAATACTTAGATGCCGCCAAATTCGCATAAGCTGACGGATATGTGTCAAAAGTGCGTTTTGCCCAAGCCTTTCCTTCGGGGCAAATGACGCCACCCTTCTTTTTTCGGACTATTTTTCTCTTTTTAGCGCAAGAACCCGCGCCTAAATTAACTCGTGTCATGTCAATACTGCCACTAATGCTGTTACTGTTGCCGCAAGTTGCAGAGCAATGCCGCCAAGAATA